TCTTCTGTAACCACAGCAAAGGGCGTTTGCAATGAAGCAATCCCCCTTTCAGCGGGTGGCACTCAGCCTCGATACACTATCGACGGTGTAGTGGATACAGCTAACTCTATCAAGGCAAACATCGAAACAATGATCGGCTCTATGGCGGGTCGGTTAGTTTACTCTGGCGGCAAGTTTGAAGTTCACGCAGGGGAGTACATAGCCCCATCAATTACCGTGGATGAATCACAAGTCATTGGCGAGATTACCGTACAGACTAAGCAGTCAAGACGTAATGCGTTTAATGGCGTGAAAGGAGTTTTTCTTTCTGAAGAAGATAACTACATTCTAGCCGATTACCCTGCACAAATTTCATCGGCATATGCTGTGCAAGATGGCGACCCTATTTATCTTGATATGGCGCTACCGTATACGTCGAATAATATACGCGCTCAGAGGCTCGCTAAACTCGCTCTGTTCCGTTCTAGGCAACAGGAAGCCATAACCATACCCTGTAACCTAAGTGCGCTTAGATTCAAAATAGGGGACAATATCAGCGTTACCAATACGCGGCTTGGATACAACGGAAAAGTGTTTGAGGTTGTCGGTTATGCAATGGACTTTACTTCTGGCGGTCAAATCGTTGTTAATGTTGATGCAATAGAAACAGCCTCATCTATTTGGGATTGGCAAGCATCTGATGAAGAAGTGTTCTTAGGTGCGGGAGAAGTTGAGCTTTATGACGGATCAGTGGCAGTTGCCCCGACAAGCATAAGCGTTACAAGTGATTCTTTTTTAAGTGATGATGGAACTTTTAATTCGCAATTCAATGTAGCTTGGACTGATGCAGATGATGCGTTTACCGATCATTATGTGGTTGAGTGGAAATTAGCTAGTTCCTCTAATTATTTTTCACAACAAACAAAAAGCTCACCGTTTAATATTGTAAACCTCAATAGCAATCAAATCTACAACGTGCGAGTCAAGGCCGTAAACGAATTAGGCGTTTCAAGCACTTACATAAGTTCTTCACCTACAGCGGCAATTGATACAACTGCGCCTAGTGTTCCAACTTCTGTATCTGCCACTGGGCAATATCAACAAATAAATGTTAATTGGGTTAATCCAACGCAAAATGATTTCTCCCATGTAGATGTTTACAGGGCTACTTCATCAGGCGGCACATATTCTTTGCGAGGTAAAAGCGCAGGAACAAGTTTCGGAGATACTGACCTTGCTGTTACAGCTCAATTTTTCTACAAAGTAAAAGCGGTTGATTACACTGGTAACGCTTCTGCATTTAGTGGGGTTGTAAATGCTACCACGACAGCAGAACCTATTGATTCACTGGTTACAACTACTCGAATTAGTAGTTCAGTAAATACTAATGCGCCTACCAATTCCGTCTTTTCCGCTGTTGTTGGGCGCAATCCGATTGACGGTGATATTGTTTTTGTTACTTACACTGGGGTCACTCCTAATACTCAAGTTGCTTATCAGAGGGTTAGTGGTTCTTGGGTTGCCCAATCGAATATTATTTCTGGCGATGTTATAACTCCAGAATCGGTTGACGGAGATAAAATACACAATCAGGCAATAACTAATGCCAAGATTGCTATTAATGCAATACAAGGCGCAGTTATTGCCGCAGGAGCTATTGTTACAGAAAAACTTGGCGTTGATGCTGTAACCAGTGCAAAGATTGCAGACAATGCAGTCACAGCGGCACAGATAGGCGCGGATGCAGTTACCACAGCAAAGATAGCTAACGATGCAGTGACTAATGCTTTAATTGCCACTGATGCAGTAAATGGTGATTCTATTGCGGCCAACAGCGTTACTGCTGTGTCTATTGTCGCAGGGACTATCACAGCAAGTGAGATAGCCGCCAATGCAATTACAGCCGCCAAGATAGCGGCAGGAACGATAACTGCAAGCGAAATATCAGCAGGAGCAATTACTGCAACTCAGATTGCCGCTGATGCAATTACCGCTAACAAAATTGCCGCTAACGCTGTGACGGCTGATGCTATTGCGGCTAACTCTGTAACGGCAAGCGAGATTGCGGCCAACACCATTACGGCCTCTCAAATAGCGGCCAACGCTGTTACTGCTAATGAAATTAATGTTGCTAACCTTGCGGCTATTAGTGCTGACATGGGAACAATTACAGCGGGTTCAATATCTTCTGCATTGATTACTGGTGATGTCACTGAGGTTTATCCGATTGGGCAATATTATTATACTGATTTAACAAGTTCAGCCGCAACGCTTGGCTCTTTTACTATTCCTGCTCCAACATCGGGTATATTAAAGCGCCAAAAAATTGATATTAATGTTCTATTTAAAATAGAAAATGCAAATCAAACGCCACTTGCTCAGTCGTCGATAGTGTTTACAGTTCAAAAGAAAAGCAAAGGCGTAAATGCTGTGACGGTAGGTACAGTTACGGTTGAAAGTGAATCAATTGCCTATAACCAGTTGTTAAGTATTTCAGGTAATGTCTTAGATAAAATTGATGTCAGTGGCGGTGTTGCGGCTAGTGCTAACGCATCTGGCTCAAATGAACCTGCATACATTCAAGCTGTCTTTTATGATTCAGGCGCAAACAAAACCTATGTTCAATGTTCCGCTTATACGGATTTATTCAGCACTGGAAACACACTGTATTTTAGTGATTCAAAGTTTACTTCCGCAGGGACTTGGGTAACTCCGACTACAAGCGAAAATATCTTTATTCCAACACCTCCTGATCCGTCAAGCGGCCTTGGTTACGCATCTGTTTATTTGCCATTTAAAATGAGTTATGGGCAAACAACTACGCTAACTGATTATAGGGTAAGGGCTAATTCTTCATCGGGTCAATCTGGCGTTACCTATAAGGCAATGAGAATGGTCGGAACACTGGAGAATATATCTTGATTAAAGTTGGTTATACAAAAACAGACGGCACAGATGTTCTACACGAAACGGTACAAGGCGCGGTAAATGCTGACGTTTCAATTAGTGCATTACAAGAATCAAAAAAAGGAGATTCAGAGGTGGACTGTTTTTATTTGGAAATGCAAATTACAGATACAGTTTGGGAAAAATATGCTTCTGTTGACCCCTTATAGATTAAACGTACAAGTAGTATAATGCCCCTTATATACACAGAGGTTTAAAATGATATACCAATTAGTTCAAGGCGACCAAGCCCCCCAAATTCAAGCCGTACTAAAAAGGCAAGATGACAACTCCATTATTGATTTTTCAGGTGGCAGTTGTTCTTTGAAGTTTAGAGCCAAAGGGTCAACCACTACGCTGTTTACATTAAGCGCGGCAGATGTGGGCGACAACTTTGAAGATGGCATTGCAGTGTTTTCTTTTTCAGGCACTCAACTAGCCATTGATGAAGGCTATTACGAAGGCGAGATTGAGATTACTTATACAAGCGGTAGTATCGAAACTGTCTTTAAGGTTTTAGATTTCTACGTGCGGGCTGACTTTTAATGATTAATGCTATCGTTGCTTTTAAAAAAGCAGTAGCTGAGATTGGCTTTAAAAAAGCGGTTGCCACAATCAAGTTAGGTGACTTTCTTATATTTAGGTTTTTCTTTGATGCTCTAGGGTTGTCAGATGCACAATCTAAAAGCGTGGGCAAGCCTCTAAGTGACTCTCAGGCTGTATCTGATGCAAGCGTTTCTAGTGTTGGCAAGGCTGAATCTGATGCATCATCTACCGCAGACTCTGCGTCTTTAGGCTTTGGGTCTACGCAAGCAGATGCGGGTAGATTTTCGGATAATGTAGATACCTTTGCAATAGGTAAGCTCATTCAAGACGCTCCTAGTGTGGGCGAAAGCATATTCCTTGAAACTGGCTTCAACAGGCAATACGCTGATTCTTTCTCTGCCGCTGAGTCTATTACATTGGGTGCAGGTAAGGTCTTTGCAGATGCTTCTGGGGCAACTGACAGCGAGTCGGTACAGTTTGTTAAGGCTCTAACTGATAGTTCAGGCGTTGCAGAGAATGCTGTAATGTCTCCAAACAAAGTATTGCAAGATTCTTCAGTCACAAGCGAAGATCAAAACATGGACTTTCACAAGTTCATTAGTGAGCAGACAGGTGTAACGGATGACCTAGATGGCGAAGCTACTGCCGATGATGACCAAGAAATGACGTTTGTAAAAGTGCGCTCCGACTTGGCAACAATGGTTGATCTATTCGCCCATTCCACTGGGAGGGGTTTAAGTGATACAATCGGTTCATCCGATACAGGTTCTTTACGCGGTCAGGGCTATTGTGCGTTTGACTATTTTGAAGCCGATTATGTCGGCTATACCCAATCTTTTTAATAGGTGATTTATGATTAACGATGATTTGAAACTACGCGGTGACGTTGCGATAGTATTGAAAGACAAAGACGGCAATGTAAAAGACAGCCGTGAAATCCACAACTTGGTAGTCAGTGCAGGGCTAGAGTTTATCTGCTCACGAATGGCAGGAACTAGCGCAGGTGTAATGTCTCATATGGCTCTTGGTTCTGGCACTACAGCGGCCGCGGCAGGACAGACTGATCTAGTATCGATTCTAGGCTCTAGAGAAGCGTTAGACAGCTCTACTGCTTCAGCTAATGCAATTACTTATGTTTCTTCTTTCGAAGCAGGAGAAGGCACTGGAGCGGTTACAGAGGCAGGTATCTTTAATGCTTCTTCTGGTTCTACCATGTTGTGCCGTACTGTTTTCGCTGTAGTAAACAAGCAAGCTGATGACACTATGAGCGTCACTTGGACTATTACACTAACTGCATCTTAATTAGAGGGGGCTACCTATGTCTACTATCGTAACAAGGAGCGGCAAAGGCTCGCCCCTAACTAATGCAGAAGTTGATAGTAACTTCGAAAATCTTAACACTGACAAAGCCGAACTATCTGGCGCGGTTTTCACTGGCGCAATCACTACCAACTCTACGATTGACGGAAGAGATGTGGCTACTGACGGCACTAAGCTCGATGGCATAGAAGCCTCCGCAGATGTAACGGACACAGCAAACGTCACAGCCGCAGGAGCTTTGATGGACTCAGAGCTTACTG